TGATGTACTATTTGTTGCAACTACTATCAAAGACTATGAGTTGATGTCAGGAAATGTACAAGAACTGAGACGATATATAAGAGAGTTAGGTGAAGTAATCGTCTATTATCGTAATGTAACTATGCCAGACGGCGAAGAAGCAGTCGGCATTGCGTTGAAAAAGAATGAAACCGATCAAGATCAATAATCCAGAAAATTATTTTAGACCATGCAAGGGTGAATTTACTTACTTCTTTCCAACTGCATTTTTTCGTGGTAGAGTCAATCTAGACCATTCAGTAGTTCGTAATGATATTGATATTCTTGTAGACTCTGCTAGTAAAAAAGCAGGTGCAGATAGAGAGCAGAACTACACCACATATTTTGATCAAGAATTACGCCATGCAACACACCAGTTGCCATGGTTCAGTGACTTTGCAGATCAGATGAAAGACACCTATGTCCAGTATATCAGAGAACAATTTGGTGAAGACACAACAGGACTCAAAAGAGAAGATATACATTTCTTTGCATGGGTCAACAGATATACTGCCGATCATCAACACAGCGTCCATGATCACTCAGGTTCACTGATCTCTGGTACATACTATCTCGATAGTTCACCATCGGCAGAACCAATCCATTTCATCAATCCGAATCACACAGGTGTTTATGCACATCAAAGTCCACTAGACTTAGTACACTTTGACGAAGAGTTTACAGGCGTAGGTAGTGGTACATCTATCAGTGAAATAATGTTTAAGTCACAAGAAGGTGATTTCTTGCTATGGCCTAGTTATCTCTTGCATTATGTACCAAGAGCTAAAACGCCTGAAGCAGACTACATGAGATATTCTATATCTTTCAACCTCAACCACACGAGAGAACTACAAGATACAGAACATGGAAGTCCTCTCGATTATAGTTTTTTAAGTAATGAATAAAGTTTATAGTAATGAAGAAATGTATCGCCAAAGTGAGAAATGGGAACCTCGCTTTTGCGAAGAGAAGAATCTATTATGGATAGATAACTTCTATGAAAATCCAGATCGTATATACGATATGTTGATGGCCCGCCCTTTTCCTTTATGGAAATACAATCCCGAAAGTAATACTAGAAACGGCATTGACTACAATGACTGCCGTGTAGTAGACTCCAATCCACACCCTAGTAGACAATACTTTAGAGATCATGAACGAGTTTTAGATATTTGTCGTAGATATTGGTGGAAAGGTCATTATGACTGGAATACCAATTACGAGTTTAACTGTTTTAGTGCCATAAAAGAGTTCGACAATAGTATGCAACATTATCCACATATTGATAGTGAACTATCATGTCCTGACGAACTAGCAACACTGAATATGTTAGTATATCTAGATAAAGAAGGTGATGGTGGTACTGCCGTCTATGATGGCGAATGGATAACTAACGATGAGAATTACAATCTTATCTATCCAGTAAATGAGAGATTTACAACACAACATTTGATCAAGTCAGTGTATAATCGTGCTGTTATATTTCCAGGAAATAGAATGCACGGAGCACACATAGATGACTACAGTAAGTTTACGAGTAAATGGAGGTTTACACAGGTGACTTTTTATCACCCTCGAGAAAGATGAACAAACAATATCCAGATATAATTATAATAGAGCCTAGAACACTGAATGACGAAGGCTGCCAGAAGATCATCGACATACATAGTCAGATCAAAGAGGTAGAATTTGAGTTTGGTGATGGCGATCACGAAATAATTCCTGAAGATGATACTGTATCGTTTAGATATAGTCACACAGGAAAAGAAATGGCAACAATACGATCACCAGAAGCAGATGAAGTCTTGCAAATCGTAGGTGATCTATTGCCTAACCATCCTGACTTTGAACAAGTTCACTATATGCAAATTGCCAAGTACAACGAGAGATCGTGGTTTCCATTTCATGAAGATGCTTCTGATATGAGTGACACTGGTACGACAATGATATTATTGAACGATGATTATTCAGGCGGAGAACTCATGATTGAACCAGGAGTAAGAATTACTCCATCAAAAGGTACAATCATTTCATTTAACAACTCAACAGGCATACTGCATGGTGTAGAACCGATCTATTCAGGTTGCAGATATGTATTGTTGATCTGGTACGGAAGAAATACCAATGACACCGAAGTGTAGTGAGTGTAAGAGAGAAGTGAATCTAGATAAAGTAAAATATCACACTTCTCTAAAAGAAAAACCAGTACATGTATTTTGTGATGCATATTGTCATCACGATTGGATGTGCAAGAACAAGCCAAGATATGATAGAGTTTCAAAATCACGGTGAACACATATACACCGTAGATGGTGTATTTGATGAACGCCTTATAGACGACATAGTAGAAGGTTTCGATAAGTCTGAGAGTCAAGGATTGACTCTCCAACGCAACCAGTACACTGGTAATGAATACCCTACAATGAAAGACACAAGTGTCTTTATGTCGATGTCTGATTGTGCAGGCGTACAAGGCCTTGAACAAATGGTTGATATCATCAATCGAGATATCATGAACGAATGGTGTAGAATGTATCCTGTGTTGTCATCTGGCAATTACAGAGACATATATGTAGCACAAGCAAAAATGCAGAAGACATATCCAGGTGGTGGTTATCATAACTGGCATACAGAACATTGTAATCAGATCAATAGTCACAATGCCTTACTTGCATGGATGGTATATCTCAATGATGTAGAAGAAGGTGGCGAAACTGAATTTCTATATCAACAAAAACGAATATCACCTAAACGCAATCGGTTCGTGGTATGGCCAGCTGGGTTTACACATCTTCATCGTGGAAATCCACCATTGAAAGAAGTGAAATATGTGACTACTGGTTGGATACACTGGATATAATGAATCATTTAGGGTATCATATCTGTCAGTGGGAAAATGTTTTACAACCTCAAGCGATTGATGGTATGATGAACACTTGGCATATTGAAGAACGCAATGGTAATGTCATTACTCGATTAGAAGCTGAAGGTCATGAAGACCCTACATTTAAAAGAGACACATCTGCTTCATATAATATAATCAGTAATCAGAATCTATGGCCTTTAGATCACTTGAAAGAGTTTATCGATGAGCAAGCATTACCAGATTATAGACGATTTTTTGATATAAACAATGGTATATGGCCTCATACTCATGTCAGTGACATGAAGATGCAGAAGACAAAACCACAAGAAGGTTATCATTTATGGCATTGTGAATATCATAATCACCATATAGCAAATAGTAGAGTATTGGCCTTCACACTATATCTAAACGATATAGAAGATGGTGGTGAGACTGAGTTTTTACATCAACATATGAGAGTAAAACCTGTACAAAATAGATTTATCATGTGGCCTGCATACTTTACACATTTACATAGAGGTAACCCACCGCTTAAAAAAGACAAATATATTGTCACTGGATGGGTTGAGGCATACTGATAGTTGTAGTACCATAGATACTATGGGTTATTTGAATTTACAATCAAGTTTACGCTACGGACCACACGGTAAGAAGCGAAAAACAAAGGCATTTAGTACTAAGTCAAAGCGTACTAAATACAATGAATTAATCTCTCAACAACAGAAGATTTATGATCAGGTGATGAGAGAGGTGAGTACGGAACAATATCCGTCTCTAGTCAGTGATACTACTGGTAACTTTGCACCAAGAAAAGAACCAATGCAGTACACTGGCGAAAGAAAGTTGCTGGGAATAGCTGCGATGCATAAATCAAATCTAGTTCCAGTTTTTGAAGAAGATAATGGTGGTAGACAATACGCCGAAGATTTGGCACATATGAGGAGATAATTAATATGGCAATGAATATCGTTACAGCGGTCACTACAGACGATCCCAATCGCTCTCTAAATGACCTCTATAGACTGAAACTGTCACTCGACAGGCAAAAATTGTTGGACTCTTTCGGAGACCCAGCAGACTTTAAATTTTACATCATCACCGACTATTCGAAAGAACAAGTTGATCAGGTGTTAGATGGATGTGGTCAATACAAATTGATCCAATTCAAGCGAGACGAAGAAGACACGGTCAAAGACCCAAGTTTCTATCAACAATTCGCATTTCAGAATCATTTCTTCTATGAACATGACAAGTGTATATTCATAGATGTGAAATGTTACCTTCGTGGGTTGTGTCAAACACTGATCTATGCTTCACTAGCAGAATCAGGTTCATCAGCACACTCATCATTCGACTTCTCAGATGAAGAAAGAGCAAAGTTAGAGTCAGGTGCTTCTCAAATGGTATCAGCACAAAACTGGTGTGAGTATGGCGATACTGCAAACTTACCTTTTGTGTATATGTTCCATGCAGGAGAACATGATGACCTAGTTGCAAAGATGAACGATGAGTCAATGTATGAGTACGATACATTCTGGCATTTCATCGAAGGTGAATTTACTGGTGTGATGTCAAACTGGCCAATCGCATCTATTGGTGTGATGCACACTAACAACGAAGAGGCAAATGATGCCCTCGTAGACAAGTACGAAGAGGTTGTTAGACCTCAACTGAATGAATCAACATGGCGTGGTCATGGTGGTGACATGAATGAGTTGTATATCTCACGAGGTCACGAGTACCGAGTTCACTCACATCAAACCTCGATCTTCTACTATGATACTACCAATGGTAAACCAGAAGATGATCGTTGGATTGAATTATGGATGTTAGGTTACTAAAGATTAGATAGTGACCATCTAGTCTGAGGGCGCCAACAAGGCGCCCTTTTTTTATAATATCTTAATGAAGAATGAAGACTGATCGGTTGCAGATGAACCGTAGTTGAAGAAGGCAGTAGCAAGTTTATCTCTTTTGTTCTTTTGACCAGCATAGACTGTCTCTAAGAACTTGATGCAGATTGCCTTACTGTTTTTGAAACCTTGATCTTGTTTATTGAGATTTGTGATAAATTCTTCGTAACTCATGAGTGGTTTTGAAGGTTTACTATCTTTATTGAAACGCTGATACCCTTCCCAGAGATAGTTAGTCATGTCGTCTTTCTTTTTGAGAGATGATAAGAAATTTGCTTCTGATGCCCATAGTGGACCAAACTTCTCTTGTTGTAGATAGAAATCAACATTACCACCACCGATCTTACCACCTGCTGCTGATGACCCCTTAATCTCACCTTGCCATGATGTGGTCTTATTGAAGTTACGAAACTGGATTTGCACACCATTGACTGTCACATAGATATCGATAGAATTAAAGAACTCGCCTGTCTTACCCCATGACCAATCGTACCATGCTGTGTTAGGTATTGGTGTACGATTATATTCTTGGACTTTCCCACCAGTTTTGCCTAATTTCTTGAGTGAGACACCGAGACATTTGCCTGTATCAGAAGCCTCTTGAACTGCAACTTTCAGTTCACCCCATGATGTGCAATGACCGAACATATCAGTGGTCTTAGACTCAGTTGACATCCAGATATCTCCAGGATTCCATTTATCATCTGAGAATGATCCTGGTGCCTGAGGTTTCTTTGCCTTACGATCTATGCCCATGACCTTTCTCTTTGCACCATATATTTTCTTCATGAAATTACTGCCTCGATGAAAATATACTTTGCCTTTAAAACGCCCCTTAGCATGTTTATAAAGTAGATTTGCTATGCGTGGGTATTGATTCTCGTTAATCCATGCCTGAGTCATTTCTGCGTAACACTCATCAACCGTAGCATCGGCATCAACATATGCCTGAACATTAGATTTCTTGAGTTCAGCGAGAGAAGGTAAGGTGTCTAAGTTGCGTTTGACGACATTGAATTGATACGATGAGACATAACACTGCATACACTCTTGAATCTGAGTAGCTCGTGCGCCTGCCCCACTACCTGAACCACCACCCATGAGAGGTGATTTAAACACCTTCGTAGTAGGAACGGTAAGAATTTTACCGCCTGATTTATAATGCAGAAAACCTTTTTCAGTGTCTCCATTGGGAAACTCGACCATGACGCCTTCAACGCCTGCACCTGAACCTGTTTTATTGAGATGAAATTTCTTTTTATCACGAATCATGTACCGCATACAATCGGCACGAGATGAACCTGCGTAATCACCTGATTGTGCTTCGTTTGATAAGTCGTTTTTAGTTAAGAATGCCATAGTACTATTTATACTATAACACGAGTCCGAAGAAACTCAAAGGCGTTTCCGAAGATACACAACGACCTTCCGTAGACACTCCAAAACCTCCGACAAGAAGAAGTATATCAACTTCGAGACCATATAGATAACACCACAAACGAAGAGAAAGTAAATAAACGAGAACGCTACCGAAGACACTTCCACGCTCCTAGTCCCACTTATCTAAAACATAAATCACGCAGATACCTAGTAGAACCACCACCGTACCTACTATGAGCGCCTCTATCATAGTATTCATAACTAACTCCCTACCATCGATCATCGGTTACCCAAAACCCGATAAAGATCAATCCGAGAGTAATTGCCGTATAAAATAAGAACATATCCATATTAGATTACCATACCGTCCCTTAGAAGGGCTACACATAGAATAAAGAGAGAT